AATGGTTCTAACTTTGTTGGAACTGGCTCGTTAAGTTTACCAAATGCGACTTATTTGTATGCACAAAATGGTGACCTGTCCATTGGTACATATAGCTCTAATGCGGTTCACTTTGTTATTGGTAACAACGCTACTGACGCACTGACCATTGCTACAAACGGTAACGTCACAACACCAAACCTATTAACTGGTGCGGAAGTCAGAGCAAGTAACGGTATCATAGTTAACAGCAAAACTGTATCAGCAAGTTATACGATTGCTGTCGGTGATTCAGCGATGTCTGCTGGCCCAATTACGGTAGCAAGTGGGCAGACAGTCACAGTTTCAAGTGGTTCTCGTTGGGTTGTGCTATAATATTGGGATGAAAATCCTCTGTTCTGTAGCAACGCGTGGGCGGTACTTTAGCACATTGCCTTTGGTATTAAGTGCCATTATCAACCAAACTAAACCAGTTGACAAGCTGGTGATATTTGATGATAACGACGAGCCAAAGGACATGCGCAATGAGCCATTGTACCAGAACTTGTTCTGGCAACTTGGTGCAAAGGGTATTGAGTGGGAGTGGTTGTTTGCCGAGAAGAAAGGCCAGCACCACATCCACCAACGCGCTAACTTGATGGGCTTTGATTGGGTTTGGCGTGTAGATGATGATGCAGTACCAGAGCCTAATGTACTAGAGAACCTAGCAAAACACATTGGCGATGGTATAGGAGCAGTTGGTGGGTCTGTACTAAACCCACCACACCAACCAGCTTACTTAAACTCCACTGGGCTTATTGATAAAATCAACGATGAGCCAAACATCCAGTGGGGTTTGATTAAGCAAGTTAAACAAGTTGAGCATTTGTATTGCAGTTTTTTATATCGTGCTGGAGTGCATGATTATAACTTGGGATTATCCCGAGTAGCCCACAGAGAGGAAACACTTTTTAGTTGGGGTCTGCATCATAAAGGTTACAAGCTGTTAGTGGTGCCCAATGCAGTAACATGGCATTTAAAGAACCCCCAAGGTGGGATTCGAGATGGATCCAGAATGGAGATGTTTGAGCACGATGAGCAAATTTTTAAAAACACTATTGAATACCGTAGCAAGAACATTGTGGTACTCAATTGCGGGCTTGGCGACCACATTGTATTTAGCCACGTTTTGCCTGCAATACCTAGCGCTGAAGTCTTTACATGTTACCCTAAAGTGGTACCCGGCAGATCAATAAAAGAAGCCGAACAGTTATTTGGCGATCTGACACAGTTTAATGTGTACGCCAAAATGGCACAGTGGAACTGGAAGGGTAGTTTGGAGGATGCGTATAGGAAGCTGTATTTATGATCATCATAGCGCCGTATGCCCAAAAACTACGCAATGGTAAAGAAAACCCTAAAAACTATCCATACTGGGAAGAGTTGATCAGCAAGATAAAAGAGCCAATTATTCAAGTTGGCATTGAGGGTGAGAAACAACTTGTCGATGATTTTAGAAAAAATCGACACATATCTGAGTTACGTACACTGCTTAAAGATTGTACCACTTGGATTGGAGTAGATAGTTTTTTCCAGCACTTAGCTTGGGATGAAGGTGTACCCGGGATTGTGTTGTGGGGGCCATCTGATCCGCTGATATTTGGGCATAAAGAAAATAGCAACTTACTAAAAGATCGGTCTTATTTAGTAGAGAATCAATTTTTATGGTGGGAGAATACTGAACACCGAGCAGACCGATTTGTAAAACCTAAAGAAGTATTGCAGTATCTATACAAGGATTAAAACATGGCACAAAGCGGCTATACCACCATACAGTCATACTACAGCAACGTTGCTGGTCACGTACCCACATCGGCTAATCTGGTTAGTGGGGAGTTGGCTGTTAACATTGTTGACGGCATACTGTATTACAAAGATAATACTGGTACAGTACAAGTTCTGTCCAACGCCAATGCAGACTCACATTTAAAATGGGACGCAGCAAACGCTACTTTGATTGTATTATCAAACGGCGCGTTAGAAATTCCTGTCGGTAACGCAGCCCAACAGCCCGCCAATGCTTCCACTGGAATGATTCGTTTTAACACCACAGTATCTGAATTTCAAGGATATAACGGCAGCACTTGGAGTCAAATTGGCGGCGGTGCAACAGGTGGTGGCCCAGATCAAGTGTTTGTGCAAAACCAAGCAATTGTAACTACAAATTATACATTGACAACAGGATACAACGCCGAATCAGTCGGCCCTATCACAATTAATTCAGGAGTCACCGTGACAATTCCTTCAAATCAAAGGTGGGTAATATTATGAGTTCAGTAGCTTTAGCAGCAGGCGCATCAGGCACAGGAAGTGTCACACTTCAAGCCCCTGCTACCAATAACACAGATGTAATTACTATTCCTGATACTACAGGTACTATGATGGTATCTGGCAATATGCCAGCTTTTAGTGCTTATCAAAGCGGCTCACAGTCAATTACTGCCACAGTTCAAACAAATACAGTGTTTAACACAAAAACTTTTGATACTGGAAGTTGTTTTAATAACACAGGAAGTACGGTCACATTAAACGGGATTTCTACGCCAGCTTATGCGTTTGCTCCTAATGTGGCTGGGTACTATCAAATAAATACAACTGTGTCAAATCTATATGCACTTGCTGGGTATACAAACATTTCTATTTATAAAAATGGTTCTGCTTATGCAAATGGTTTATTTGCTACTGCGATTTCAACAGCAACTGCTTACGGTTCTGCTTGCGGTTCTACTGTTATTTACTTTAATGGGACTTCTGATTATGTTCAAATTTATTCGCAAGGAAATGCAAATATGACTCTTGCATATTGTTCTTTTAGTGGTTCTTTAATAAGGGCAGCATAATGGCACTCTACGACCAAATTCTAGCAATCTATCCTACGCTTACTCAAGCAGACTTTATGCCAAATGGCACAATTCACCTTCAAAACGACAGTGATGGTAAAGGTGATTACATTAAAAGCTGGACTAATAGCAACCCACAACCAACAGCCGAGCAATTAACGGCAACAGGAAAGTAATATGGCATACGGCACAGTTCAGGCTGATGTTATTCAGTCAAGCGTAGCAAATACATCATTAGGAGCAGGTAATGCTTCTATTATGAAGAACCGCATTATTAATGGTGCGATGGTTATTGACCAAAGAAATAATGGTGGTAGTTTTACTCCTGTTACAGGGCAATATCTATTAGATAGATTTCTTACAAATTTATCTCAAGCAAGCAAATTTACAGTGCAGCAAAACGCTGGTTCTGTAACTCCACCCGTTGGTTTTACTAATTACCTTGGCGTTACATCTTCTTCGGCGTATTCTGTTGCAGCTGGAGATTATTTTAATATTGGTCAAAAAATAGAAGGATTTAATGTTGCTGATTTAGGGTGGGGCACCGCCAATGCCAAATCTGTAACTGTTTCATTTTGGGTTTATTCAAGTTTAACAGGAACATTTGGGGCAACATTAAACAATAGCGGACAATCAAGAAGCTACCCGTTCACATACACTATTGGTGCAGCAAATACTTGGACACAGGTAAGTACTACAATTGTTGGTGATTCATCTGGAACTTGGTTGACAACTAATGGTACAGGATTACAAATACTGTTTAATTTAGGAACTGGAACAACTTACAGTGGTCCAGCGGGTGCTTGGGCTTCTGCAAACTATGTTTCAGCCACAGGCTCAACATCCGTAGTAGGAACAAACGGAGCAACCTTTTACATTACTGGTGTTCAACTAGAAGTAGGTTCTAGTGCTACTGGATTTGAGTATCGTCAGTATGGTCAAGAGTTAGCTTTGTGTCAGCGGTATTATCAAACTGGCGGTCTTGCATTTTCTGGATATAACACTACAAGCGGTTCTGTAGGTGGAATAGCACCTTTTGCTGTAACCATGAGAGCAACACCAACAGTTACTTATACAGATACATTAAATACAAATACTGCAACTGGAACATCGCAATCAAATATTGGTTCAACAAATTATGCTGCTGGCGGTGAAACTACAGTAACTACAACTGGTGGCTACAGATTTGCAAGAACATTTACTTCTTCTGCGGAGCTATGATGTATAAATTAGGTAAAAACGACAAAGGTCAAATAACAATTATTATTAGGGTTTCTGATAATGCTGGTATTCCACTAGATGAAGCCAACACAGACTACCAAGCCTTTTTGAAGTACCAAGCTGAAGGTGGCAAGGTATATGCTGCTGATGAGGAAGTACCTGTAAATGGGTAAACCATTGAACAACCTTCAAGGATTCCACTTTGGAAGCCTAACTGTCCTATCTTTAGGAAAATCTAAAGGTAATGGCGCAGTTTGGCTATGCCAATGTAAATGTGGAAACCAAAAGGAAGTTCGTGCATCTGACATGGTTGAAGGCAAAATTAAATCTTGTGGTTGCGAACATATTAAGCGTATCTCCAAAGCAAGCACAAAACATGGCATGAAAAACACACGTACATATAGCATTTGGCAA